CAATTAATCCAAGTGAAAATGAAACAAGTGGAACTTTCAAGAATTTTAGAGCTCCAGTTTTTCCATATTTAATTGGTAAAAATTATGCAGCAAAACCAGATGAGTTTAACTTTATTGAAACAAATAATCAAAACTTAAATTTAAACACTCTTGGATTAAAAAGAAATACAAATCCATATAAACTTGAAGGATCTGGTGCAGATTATGAAGGAATACATGATAGTCGCAAATTAGTTGATCAAGAAATAGAAGTTAATTATGCATCTGCTGGTCGAATTAATCAATTTGAATTACTAAGTGCTGGATCTGGATATCAGGTTAAGGATGATCTTCGTGTCTTAAGTTTAGATAAAGGAAATGGATTCTCAGGTGAAATATCAAAAGTTGAAGGTCAAGAAATTATATCAATTGCTTCAACTGTTGTTAAGATTGAAAATTTAGTATTTACATATAATAACTCGAATGGTCAAGTAACAGGACTTTCATCTCAACCACATGATTTAGTTGTTGGTGATATTGTTACTATCTCTGGACTCTCCACAGATTCATTAAGAAAATTAGATGGAAGACATCAAATTGGATTCAATACTTCATTCTTACAATTAAATACAGGTATTGGAACAACAGGCACAACTGGTATTGTTACTACAATTTCAGTAACTGGTGATTTATCTCAAAATGGTATTGCACCAAATGATGTTCTAGGCATTGGAACTGAAAGAATGTTAGTTCTAAACATTGATAACGTTAATGATAATATTCGTGTAAAGAGACAATTTGATAATAGAATAGGATATATTCCATCAACAGTTGGTATTGCACACACCAGTGCTTCCGTAGTAACTAACTTAAATCGTACAATCACATTTAATTTAGGTATTAATACTGATATACAAACAAGAGTTAATATTCCATATTACTTTAATCCAATTGAAAGTGTTGCTTTAGGAGAATCAGCTGGTGTTGGTATTGGTTCAACAGTTAGATATTCATTCAAAGTAGTTGGTGGAGGATCCACTGAGAGATTTATTCCAAGTCAGAATATATTCTTACAGGATCATGGATTTAAAACTGGTGAAAAACTACTATATTCAAGTAATGGTGATACCACAATACAAGTATCAAATGGAATAGGCCAAACATTCAGTTTAACAAATAATTCTCCAGTATTTGCAATTAATGGTGGTAGAGACTTACTTGGTATATCTACAAACCCATTAGGTATTGGATCAACTGGATCAATTGCTGGTATTGGTTCAACTGCGTATCAGTTGTTCTTTAAGAGTCATGGAACTGGAAAGATTCATAGTTTCACACCACAAAGAACTGAAATTACTGGTTTTGCAGAAAAAGTAGTTGGAACTGTTGTTTGTAAAGAAGCTCATAAGTTACAAGCGAATGATAGAGTTAATCTATCTGTAACGCCAGGCATTACAACCTCAGTTGATATTCAATTTGATGATACAACTCGAAGAACTTTTGTGAATCCAATTACTTTTGGTGCGTCTGCCGTTAGTACAACATCAAATACAATTACATTTGTAAATCATGGATTTAAGACTGGAGATAAAGTTCTTTATAAGTCTGCAAATACAATCAATCCTTTGAAGAGCAACTCTACTTATTTTGTGATCAGAATTGATAACGATACATTTAGATTGTCTGAGAGTGCATTCAAATCCAATAAACTGATACCTGATGCTATATCATTTACATCAACAGGATCAGGACATACTATTGCTTTAATTAATCCACCAATTGAATTAGTTCGTGGATATAAAGTTGGGTTTGCTGTATCTGATACATCTTTGACACAAGTTATATCTGGAAAACGAAGACACATATTTGATTTTGAGATATTCAGAGATACAAACTTTACTAATCCATATTTTAACAACGATGAAGATGGTGGTTTCCAAGTCGTAGGAGTTGGTACAGTTGGAGTTTCAACAAGTGCAAGAGTTGATTTATCTGTAACCCAAAATGCTCCAAGTGATCTATTCTATAAATTAACACCAGTTAATTTGAATATTAATGCTCCATTTAAGAGAGATCCAATTGTTGATACTGATGTCATTAACTATTCAAGTTTAAAAATATCAGATAGTGGATATAATGGTTCTTATGTAATTACAGGAATTGGAAGTACCACATTCTCATTTGTTATGTCATCTCAACCAGAAAAAGATGGATATACAAAGAATGAAGCAACCGTTTTAAAATATAATACACCTTCATTAACTGCAATTGGTTCAATTAATGATATTAGAATCATATCAAAAGGAAAGAATTATCTAAACATTCCTGTTGTAACTTCAATTGGATCAACTCTTGGAGTTGGCGGTGTCGTTAGATTGAATAGTAATGAAACTGGTAAATTAAGAAGATATACAATTAAAAATATTGGATTTGACTATTCAGCAGATAAGACAATTCAACCATCTGTTCAATTACCTCAAATCTTAAGATTAGATCGTTTATCTAAAATATCAAATATTGGAATTAGTTCTGGTGGTAAGAATTATGTTCAACCACCAAACATTGTAGTGATTGATCGTGTTACTGGATTAGTTAAAGATGAAGTTATAACTGAATCTGATTTACAAGGAACTTCTGTATCAGAGGTTAGAATTTTAAGAAATACAAACTCTTTATATGATACTAATCCAAGAATTGTACCAACAAACAATAATAATGGTATTAAGGTTAAAGATCTATCATTTACTAGTGGTACAAATCTTGTAACTCTAACTCTTGAAGGAACATATACCTCTGCAACATATCCATTTGAATTAGGTAAAAAGGTTTATGTTGAAAATATTGGTATCGGATCTACAGGAAGTGGATATAATTCATCTGATTACAATTATGAATCATTTACAATTACTGGTGTAAATACCAACCCAGGCGGAGGAAATGCAACTGTATCATATAATTTAGATAGATCTGTTACAAGCCCAGGCATATTCAGTGGCCCTTCATCATCTGGACAAGCAATACCATTTGAAAATCTTGCTGCATTTAATATTGATGTGGAAACAAATCAATTTAGTGTTGGGGAAACTGTTAGCACAGGGGATAAAGTTGGAACAGTTGTTGCATGGAATGAAAATAACAAATATCTAAAAGTTTTATCAAATGATACATTTGAGGTTGGAGAGTCAATCAATGGTACATCTTCTAAATCAATTGCACTAATTGAACAAACAACTAAATTTAATTCAGTCTTTAACATTGATTCTGATTCTGAATTTAGAAGTGGTTTCCGTAAAGAAACTGGAAAATTAAGTACTGAACTACAAAAATTAGCAGATAATGATTATTATCAAACATTCTCATATTCATTAGGAAGTCCAGTTTCATATGATACATGGAAAGATCCAGTTAATAGTCTTGGTCATGTTGTTGGATTTAGAAACTTTGCAGATGTAAGTATTGTATCAACTGCATCAACTGACGATAAAAATAGAAGTAACGCATCTGTTGGAGTTTCATCTTCTCCTGTTGTAGTCGTTGCTGATTTAGTAAGTGAAAAAGAATCTCTTCATAATTCATATGACTTTGATTTGGTAACAGAAAATTCTAAAAATATTGCTGGAGTATTCTTATCTGATGAGATTAATTTTGGTAATAAAATTTTAACTGATTACATTGAATCAAGAACAAACAGAGCAATCTCAATTGATAGTGTAAGTTCTCAGTTTAATGATCTACCTCGTGCAACTGCATTCTCTGATGTATTTGCTATTGACCTAGATGATATTGATGGAATTAAGTTTTATGTCATGGTGTTTGATACTCGATTCTCAGGAGAGAAAGAGATTATTCAAATTAACTTACTTCATGATGGATCTCTTGGATACATGATGCCATTTGGTCGTGTTGAAACAGAGATTGATCTTGGTGATTTTGACTTTAGTGTTACAGGTTCAACTGGAAATTTAAGATTCTTACCAGCTAAATCTAGATTTAATAACTACGCATTAAGATTATTTGCGGTTGAAACGTTTAAAAATACACAAACTGGCATTAGCACCTTATCACTTGGTACAGGATATGACATCATTTCTACCTCATCTGGTATTGGATCTACAGATCCATCTCCAGTTCAAGTTGTGGGATTTGGAACCACTGCGATTACAACCTCCAAACTATTCATTCAAACACAAGAACTTGGTGGAGATCAGAGAACTCAACTAAACGAGTTAGTTGTATTAAATGATAGTGAAGAGGTTTATCTCTTAGATTATGCACAAATGATCAATGAGAATATAACTGCAAGTAACTCTCCAAATGTAGGACTTGGAACATTTGGTGCAGATGTAAGATCTGGAATTACAAGTGTATATTTCACACCTACAACTGGTGTTGGTGTTACCATGAGAGTTCATCAGGTAGCTATCGGAGGAACTGCAACTGGAATTGGAAGTACAACCATATCACTAACAGAGGTATTAACTACAACAACAAATATTGCAGCAACAGGAACTCCACAACAAACTCGAATTAGTGGAATCAACTCTGGTACATATACTGCTTTTGATGCACTTATTGAAATTCATAATACAACAGACGATCAATATGCAGTTACTCAAGTAACCGCAATTCATGATACCATTACTCCACAATTTGTAGAGTTTGGTTATATGGATAACTTCAATGGAAGTGGTATCGGAACTGTTGGTGTTGGATATTCATCTGCAACTGGTGGTGATATTGAACTTCGTTTAACTCCTCCAGCAAATAAAGCAATCACAACTAAAGTATTCCAGTACAACTTCAATGAATCTGGAACTGGTGGTGTTGGTTTAGTTACATTTACAGATTCTAGATTGAAATCTGCTGAGGGTTCATATACTGGAACTGAAAATGATGTTAAGTTCTCATTTGATTTAAAACACACTGGTGATTCAATCTTCCATAAAACATTTGATTCATCTGATGCTGCAGTTGTTGATGTCACAAACGACACATTTGTTGTTAATAATCACTTCTTCCAGACTGGTGAAGAATTAACTTATACACCAACAGGTGCTGGTACAACAATGAGTGTTGGTATTGCAGCAACAGCAATTAGTGGAATTGGTGTAACCAGTAAATTACCATCTACAGTCTTCGCTGTTAAGATTGCAGAAAATAAATTTAAGGTTGCTAGAACTGCTGCTGAGGCACTTCAAGCTGTTCCAAAAGTTATTGATGTAACAGCAGTTGGTGTTGGAACGACTCATTCATTTACTTCTCAGAATCTTAACTCAAAGGCGTTGATTTCTCTTGATAATAATATTCAAAGTCCAGTTATACAATCTCCTATTAATACTAAATTATCATTTGATGCGTTAGTAACTACCGATTTTGTTACATTGACAGGTATATCATCAATCTTCTCAGGTGATGTAATTAAAGTTAATAATGAATTTATGCAAGTTGATACTGTGGGTATTGGATCTACAAATCAAATTCTTGTGAAGAGAGGAAGACTTAACTCTGCAATAGCAAATCACAGTGCTGGCGATACTGTTACTAAGTTCTTAGGTAACTATCAGATTGTTGAAGATACTATTAACTTTACAGATCCACCTAAAGGATCAAAGGGCCCTGCTGGTTTAACCACTACATCAACATTTGTTGGTCGTGTATTTACTCACACTGGAGTTCCTGGCGGTTCTCAAGAAGCATATGTAAATAATTTTGTATTTGATACTTTTGAGAATCAATTTACAGGAATCGCAACAAACTTCATTCTTAAATCTGGTGGTTCAAATGTTACTGGATTTGCAACAAATACAGGTGTTTTACTTCTAAACGAAATATTCCAGAATCCAAACGATGATTATAATATTGTTGAAACTGCTGGTATTACATCTGTAAGTTTCACAGGTGTTGGAGTTACAAATAACTATGACGTAAATGTATCATCAGTTCCTAGAGGTGGTATTATTGTTTCAGTTGGTGAAACATCATCATTTGGATATCAACCTTTAGTTGCAGCTGGTGGAACTGCAATCGTATCTGCTGCTGGAACTGTTGAGTCTGTGTCGATTGGAAATAGTGGATCTGGTTATCGAGTTGGATTACAAACTAATATTCTCGTTAGAGCTCGTGGAAGTTCTGGTATCGTTACAATTGGTACAGCAAATGTGTCTGCTGGTTTGGTTACATCTGTCACTATTACAAATGGTGGTGGTTCTGGATTTAGTTCCGCAACTCCTCCAACTCTAGAATTTGATAGACCACTTAATTATGAAAATATGAGATTGGTGGGTAGTACCACAGGTATTGGTGCATCAGTGTCCGTTCGTGTTGGTACTGCATCAAGTGTAATTAGTTTCCAGATCACAAACTTTGGATATAATTATAAGATTAATGATGTTCTTAAGATAGAAGAGGGTGGTCGAGCTGGTATTCTAACTGATGCTAATAAAGTTGTTAAAGATTTTGAATTAACTGTTTTAGATGTATTCAATGATAGTTTTGCTGGATTTACATTTGGTGAATTAGAAAAATTAAATACATTTGAAGATTTATTTGACGGCACTAGAAGAACATTCCCGATTACAAAAACAATTGGTGCAGTTGAAACACCAATCACCATAAGAGCTGCAAAAGGATCTCCAATTCGTGTAGAGGATAACACTTTAATATTCTTAAATGATATTCTTCAAGTCCCATTTGAAAGTTACGTTTATAGTGGTGGATCTCAAATTACATTCTCTGAAGCGCCAAAAGCTGATGATAAATTAAGAATTTACTATTATCGTGCATCTGATGATGATGTGCTTGAAGTTGATATTCTAGAAACAGTTAAGACTGGTGATAGTTTAACAATCAATAAATATCCTGATGTTGGTTTAGATGATGTATTCCAACAAGAACCAAGAACAGTTACAGGAATTACAACATCTGACACAGTAACTACAAATACTTACATCGATGCTGGAATCACAACTGTAAGAACTCTCGAAAGACCAGTTACTTGGAGGAAACAAACACAAGATGTATTCGTAAATAATATTGGAATTGGTAAGGATAGAGTTGAATTAGAACCTAATATTCGACCAACTGCATACCTTATTAAGAGCGTGTCTGCTGGATCCACTGAAATGTTTGTGGATACATCAGTTCCATTGTTTAATAAAGTTGATGGTATTGTTGAAACTAAACAAAGTGTATTGATTCTTGATCGCACGACTAAAACTGGAGTTGCTGCAACCGCAGTAGTTTCTGGAACTGGTGGAATTTCAACAGTTGTAATATCAGATGGTGGATCAGGATACACAGTTGCACCACAAGTTTCAATTGGTGTAACAGCTGGTATTGGAACAATCACTGCTGGTATCGGAACAACATCTGGAAATGCAACTGCGGTTGCAACTGTTTCTGGTGTTGGAACAATATCTGCAATTACAGTTTCATATGTTGGATTTGGATACACTAATACTAATCCACCATTAGTGTTGGTTGAACCAGAAGCCGTGACTCAAGATACTTTAACCAGTATTAAGTATGATGGTGATTTTGGTGAAATAGTTGGAATTGGAACATCTACTGTTGCTGGAATCGGAACAGCATTGCAGTTGGATTTATTCATTCCAAAAGATTCAGTTCTTCGTGATGCATCAGTTATGGGATCTGCTGTGACTGTAAGTGGTATTCAATCAGGATATTATTTCACTGTATTTGATACTAATGTAGGTAATGGTTTAACTTCTTATGAAAATGCGGTTGGAACTTCTCCAGTTGGTATTGGTACATCCTTTATAGATAATATATACAAGGTGCATAGTGCTAAAAACATAACTGGTGATGCATATGGTATTGGATCAACTGTTGGTATTAATACAACTTTAAGAAGAGTCACAGTAAGTGTCAGTTCAACTGAGGGTATTGGTATTGGAAGTGGATTCTTCGGTAGATTCTCTTGGGGTCGTTTGCATGACTTTGTTAAGAAAGGTGATAGTGCATTTACCGCTATTAATGATGATGGTATTACAGGAATCGTTACTGGCCCTGTGATCATTAGAACTAGGGATTTAAAAGAGTCCTTTACATAACATAAATAAAAACAAAAAGTATTGATAAAATGTCAGCTATTATAACTGATCAACTGCGTATATTAAACTCGGAAAATTTTGTAGCGGGTATAGCATCAACTACGAACAGTTATTATGCGTGGATTGGTCTCCCTAACCCAGAAGATTTTCAGTCTGATTGGAGTGAAAATCCACCAGCTCCAAAAGATTCTTTTAGTGAAGAGAATGATTATTGGGATACAATGATCGCTCTGAAGAAGTTGAATTCAGATGATATAGCAAGAGTTGTTAGAAAGATAACTTGGTCATCAGGTACAACGTATGAAATGTATCGGGATGATTATTCTCGATCAAATCTGTCACCACAAACTAGTTCAACTAATTTGTATGACACGAATTATTATGTAATGAACTCAAACTTTAGAGTTTATGTTTGCCTACAGAATGGAACTAACCCAGAAAACACATCTGGAAGACCATCTCTTGATGAACCATTATTTACAGACTTAGAACCAAGATCTGCTGGTGCATCTGGAGACGGATACATTTGGAAGTATCTCTTTACGATTGATCCAAATAGTATCATAAAATTTGATTCAACAAGTTTCATACCCCTACCTCAGAATTGGTCTTCTAATAATGATGTTGCTGCGGTAAGAAATAACGCATCAACCAGTGGTCAATTAAAAATTGTAACGATTACAAATCGTGGTGTTGGTTATGGAACTGCTGCAACTTACAACAACGTTCCTATCAAGGGAGATGGAAGTGGTGGTAGATGTTCTGTAGTTGTCAATGCTGCTGGTAAAATTGATTCAGTTGAAGTGACTAATGGTGGATCAAATTATACTTTTGGATCTGTTGGTTTAACTGATGTTGGTTTAACAAATCCATCAGGATCAACTGATGCTGCTTTTAATGTAATTGTTCCTCCTCAAAATGGACATGGTGCTGATGTTTATCGTGAATTAGGTGCAAATCGTGTTCTAATTTACTCTCGTTTAGAAAACGATACTTCTAACCCAGACTTTATCACAGGAAACCAGTTCTCTCGTGTTGGTCTTTGTCGTGATCCTCTTGCTTTTGGATCAGAGAATAAATTAACTTTATCAAAAGCGAGTGCTGTTTATGCACTGAAACTTACTGGTGCTGGATCAACAACCACAACATTTACTGCTGACTCAGAAGTTACTCAGGAAATTGGTATTGGATCAACTGCTGTTGGTCGAGTGATTAATTATGATGCAACAACAGGAGTTCTTAAATATTGGCAAGATCGAAGACTTGCAATATCAACAGATGGAAATGCACCTACATATGGATTTGAATTGTTTAGATTTAGTGCTGATCCCGCTACAGGTGCTGGAACCACTATATTCGGTGGAACAA